CATTTAAGCTATACCCGTATCAAGAGAAGATGTTTGAATCATTTGAAGATCATCGATTCAATATAGTCTTAGCGTGTCGCCAGTCCGGTAAATCGATTGCTGTTGTAGCTTATCTATTGTGGTATGTTATATTCAAGGGTGAACAAACAGTTGGTATACTAGCAAACAAAGAAGCTATTGCAAGGGAAATGCTTGCACGTATTACTCTGATGTTAGAAAATCTACCAATGTTCTTACAGCCAGGGTGTACAGCACTTAATAAAAAGTCTATTGGCTTCTCTAATAACTCAAGGATTGTGGCAGCTGCAACATCATCAAGTTCAATTCGTGGTATGTCACTTAACTTAGTATACCTTGATGAGTTTGCATTCGTTGATAATGCTACAGAATTCTATACATCTACCTATCCAGTTATATCATCTGGTAAAACATCTAAGATCATTATAACATCTACAGCCAATGGTATAGGTAATATGTACCATAAGCTATATGAAGGTGCAATACAAGGAACAAATGAATTCAAATCCACACGTGTAGATTGGTGGGACGTACCTGGAAGAGATGACAAATGGAAAGAAATGACCATAGAGAATACATCTCAACTTCAGTTCGACCAGGAATTTGGCAACTCATTCCATGGTACAGGTAATACCCTTATATCAGCTGATGTATTATTAGCTTTAAGAGCTACTAATCCAGAAGAGTATGTAAACAATATTAAAATATGGGATCAGCCTGAGGAAGGTCATACATATCAGATGTTTGTAGATGTATCTAGAGGAAGAGGTCAAGACTATTCCACATTTACTGTTATAGATGTATCACAAAATCCGTTTGTACAGGTATGTACATACAGAGATAATATGATAAGCCCTTTACTTTTTCCTGACTTGATATACAAGTATGCTATGCATTATAATGAAGCCTATGTTGTTGTTGAATCTAACGATGCAGGACAGGTTGTGTGCAATGGTTTATACTATGATTTAGAATATGAGAACGTATTTGTAGAGTCTATGATTAAGGCTAATGCTATTGGTGTAACTATGACTAGTAAAACTAAACGTATAGGTTGTTCTAACATAAGAGATATCATGGCACAACACAAATTAATAATAAAGGATGAGGAAACTATAAGAGAAATGTCTACGTTTGTAGCAAAAGGATCCTCATACCAAGCAGATCATAACTCACATGATGATCTTATGATGAACTTAGTTATGTTTGGATGGTTCACATCTACTCCATTCTTTCAAGAATCAACAGACGTTGATATGAAAAAGATGTTATATGCTGCAAAAGTACAACAATTAGAAGATGAAGTAATACCTGTTGGCAATATGCCAGTGGATTCAGATCATGAACATCCGTTCGGTGCAGGCTGGGAAGTCTTTAAATTTTAATAAGTATAAATAAGTATATTGAGAATTTAACGTATTATGAATAATCTTATTAATAACATGACAAGGAAAAAAATATGGCAAATCTAGTCTCGCCTGGAGTACAGGTAAAAGAAATCGATTTGACTAATGTCGTACCGTCAGTATCATCTACAATTGGAGCTATGGCTGGAGCTTTCGACTGGGGTCCATGCGAAGAGATACATACTGTAAGTAGTGAAACGGAATTAGTTGAAAAGTTTGGTAAGCCTGGGGAATCGTACACTTGGGAAAGTGTTTTAACGGCAGCCCAGTTTTTAAGTTATGGCAGCGCGCTAAAAGTTGTTAGAACTATACAATCAACAGCACGAAATGCTACGGCATCTGGTACTGGAATATTAGCAAAAAACGATGATCACTTTACTACATTATCACCGGCAGCTGGAGACTGGGTTATGGCTCGTCATCCTGGTGTTAGAGGTAGTGCACTTAAAGTTCATTATGCAACACAAGCAGCAAGCTTTAACAGCAATGCTCTTTTTAAATCGTGGGTTGAAAGTGCTCCTGGCACATCAGCTGGAGCCGCTGCAGTAGGTGGTTCATTAGATGAAATCCACGTGGTAGTAACAGATGAAACTGGTGAAATATCTGGTACAGCTGGTACGGTTTTAGAAACTTTTGGTTTCTTAAGTCAAGCTAGTGATGTTAAATCATCTGATGGTACATCATTATACTATAAAGATCATATCAACACAAAATCAAAATGGATCCGTATTGGAAACCATCCAGCAGCTTTAACTGACGCTGGTGAATCTGCAACATCAAACGCTTTTACAGTAGCTGTGGTTGCAAGTAATTCACTAAGTGGTGGAGTAGATGGTAATATATGCACGGTAGGTAATCTTACTGCAATGTATAACCTTTTTGCAGATGCAGAAACAGTTGATATAAACTTAGTGTTCCAATCTAAAGCTGACTTCAGTGCAGCAGATAATATTACAATGGGTAATTTCTTAATTGCCTTAGCGGCAGCAAGAAAAGATGCGGTAGCCTTTGTCTCACCAGAGAGAACGGCAACAGTAAACGTAGCAACACCGGCTACAGCAGTAGCAACATGGAGAACAGGTTTAACTTCATCGTCTTATGGCTTTGCGGATTCAAGTTCTTTATATGTGTATGACAGATACAATGACAAATATCGTTGGATTGCAGCGGCAGGATCTATGGCAGGACTAACAGCTAACGCTGATTTAGTTGCTGATGCATGGTTCTCACCGGCTGGTTTTACACGTGGTAACGTTCGTAATGTTACTAAACTAGCATGGAACCCTAACCAAGCGGATAGAGATGCACTATATAAAACGGGTGTTAACCCTGTAGTGACTTTCCCTGGTCAAGGTACAGTGTTATTTGGTGACAAAACTCTACAATCTAAACCTTCAGCGTTCGATAGAATTAACGTTCGTAGATTGTTTATTGTGTTAGAGAAAGCTGTTAGTATAGCATCTAAAGCATCATTATTCGAATTTAATGATGAATTTACAAGGGCTCAATTCAGAAATATGGTTGAACCTTTCTTACGTGATGTTAAGGGTCGTAGAGGTATTACGGACTTTAAAGTAGTTTGTGACGGAACCAATAACACTGGTAACATTATCGATACTAATAAGTTTGTTGCTGACATTTATGTCAAGCCTGCACGTTCTATTAACTATATCACCCTTAACTTTATTGCCACAAGAACTGGCGTAGAGTTTAGTGAAATTGCAGGAGGTAATTAAAGATGGCTATTTTAGGCGTAGATGATATGAAAGCCCAACTAACGGGCGGCGGTGCTAGACCTAATCTATTCAAAGTAACAATGAGCTTTCCAAGCTATGTTACTGCGGATGTTACGAAGGCATCTTACATGTGTAAAGCGGCAAGTTTACCAGCAAGTACAATTGCACCGATTGCGGTACCTTTCAGAGGTCGTAATTTGCAAGTGGCTGGAGACAGAAGCTTTGATCCATGGTCGGTTACTGTAATCAATGACACAGACTTTAATGTACGTAACTCTTTTGAAGAGTGGATGAACGGTATTAATCAACATAACGAGAACACAGGGTTAACTCAACCTAGTTCTTATATGGCTGATATGATCGTTGAGCAACTTGATAAAGATGGTACAACTAAGAAAACTTACAATATACGTGGTACGTTCCCAACATCGTTGGGTGCTATCGAATTGGATTATACCCAAGAAAACGCAATTGAAGAGTTTACTGTTGAACTACAAGTTCAATATTGGGAGTCTGATAAGACAACGTAAATCATCGATATAACATAAGGAGTGCCGAAAGGCACTCTTTCTTAAGTGTTATAAATATATTTAAGAAAGAGTGAATATTAGGATATTAAATGGCAGAAAACAGTTTATTTGGATTTAGCTTTAAAAGAAAAGCTATAGACGACAAAAAGAAAGCAGTATCATTCGCAGCAGAGAATGAGGACGGCGCATATGAAATTTCCCCTACTGGTGGTTACTTTGGTCAGTATATGGATATTCAGGGAGACAAATTTCAATCAGACAAAGATCTAATAATGAAGTATCGTTCGATATCTGCATATCCTGAAGTGGATATGGCGATTGAAGATATATGTAATGAAGCTATTACAGATGAGAATGGT